CAAGTCGCTCGAGCGGATGGTATTGTCGCGAGACCTCCGGCATGGAGGCCATCCGATTCTACGGTGGCAAGTGTCGAATGTGGTTGTTAAGCAAGACCCGGCGGGTAATATCAAGCCGGACAAAAGTAAGAGCAGCGAGCGGATTGATGGTGTCGTAGCTTGTGTAATGGCCCTGGGCCGTGCAATGCTTGACGTCAAATCGACTAGCGTGTATGCGTCCAGGGGACTGGCTAAGATATGAAGCGGCAGTTTTTAGAGCTAGGGTGCCTTGCTGCCATTTTGGCTGGATGTTACATGGCTTGGCCGCCGCTTGCGTACATAGTCGGTGGCACCGTTGGGCTCGTGTGGCTAGCCCTTTTGGGAGGTCGGTCTGATGGCCCTTTTGGTTGAGCGACTCAAGAACCTCCTGACGCGAGAGCGTCAATCCAAGCCGCAAAGCAACCTGTCGCGTAGCTCCTCTGCCTTCATGTCCAGCGCCCAAGAGCGTATCGACGAAAACACGACCGTGAGTTTCTCGGCTGTCTGGCGTGGTCTCGAGCTGCTGTCCGGCGTCATGGCCCGGATGCCGAAGAGTTTGATTCGCGAGCAAGACGAGGCAAACAAGACGCTCGTGACGTCGCACCGCGTGTCCAAGCTCCTGCGTCGGAGTGTGAGCGCTGAGCAGACGACCCCCAAGTGGTTCGAGACCACGACGCTTCTGACCATGCTGTGGGGGCAATCGTTTTCGGAAATCTTCATGGCCCCCGATCGGATCGAGCTGTATCCGCTGCATCCGTCCCAGACTCGGGCGATGCGAGATCAGTCTACTGGCCAACTCGTGTACGAATATACCTCCGATGGCGGGGTCAAGACGTTTCTGCCGGACAAGATTCTGCACATCACCATGCCGAGCATGGACGGTATCACCGGCCTCGGCCTCATGGCGCTCTCAAAGCACTCGATCGGCCTGGCGTTGGCGCTGCAGAAATACGGTGGTGCCCTGTTTGGTAACGACGCGATTCCCGGCTTGGTGCTCGAGCACCCGAAAGAATTGGGGGAGGAGGGGCTGAAGAATCTGCGTGAGAGTATTGAATCGCGGCATCGGGGCGCGAACAAGGCGCACACGCCGCTGATTCTCGAAGAGGAAATGAAGGCCCACACACTCACGCCGCCGAATGACAACATGCAGTTCAACGAGACGCGCGGCATGCAGGTGCAGGAGTTGGCCCGCTACATGGGCGTTCCGCCCCACTTGTTGTACTGGCTTGACCGTGCGACGTTCAGCAACATCGAACACCTCGGCATCGAGTTTGTGAAGTACACGCTTAAGAACTGGATCACCCGATTCGCATCCGAGATGAAATTTAAGTTGTTGGGTGAGACCGAAGATCGCCTAGACATTGAGTTCGACACCAGTGAGATCGAGCGAGGTGATTCGGAAACCTTTAGCAAGGTTCAAGAGCGCCGGCTGTCAAACGGCATCATCACGTTCAACGAAGCTCGCCATGCACTAGGCCTAAATAGTCTCGGTCCGGACGGTGATATGCGGGTTGTCAACAAGGCGATGATGGACGCCGAGCGTCTGGGCGACGATCCGGTGGCGCCGCCAGACATGACGGCGGAACCGGCTGATCTGGAGACCGATCCGGAGCCGCCGGAGGATGAGGGCAACGACGAGCAGGAGCGTGCTCGCCTGGCGGCGGCCGGCGTCTTACGCGATTCGATGGAAAGCCTGATCCCGATCGAGTGTGACCGCGTGGCCCGTGCGATCAACAAAGGGGTACGGGAGGGCGATACGGCGGACCGCATTCGGAGATTTTACGAAGGATTCGGTGAGCGTGTTTCTGTCGCATTCGCGCCGGCATTCGTTGCACACGCGACGTTCACGGGCTCGGAGCCGGGCGACATCGTGGGCACCGCCGCGGCGTATGTGGAAACACAGCGAGCGACGCTGCTGTCGGCGTTGGATAACGGGGACACGCTGGCGCTGATTGTTGCGGAATGGCGGGACAGCCGAGCAGACGAGGTTACGGACATGCTTTTTGGAGGCTCTAGCGATGGAGCGTAGGCAATACGACGCAAGCGAGATTCGGGTGGAGGGCGAGGGCGAGCCGGTCCTGGTGGGGCATGCTGCGGTATTCGATACCCTGTCTCTCGAAATGTGGGGGTTCCGCGAGAAGATAGCGCCGGGTGCGTTTGCCGACACACTGGGCAAGGACGACATTCGCGCATTGTGGAATCACGAACCGGGGGCGGTACTCGGGCGCGTGGCGGCCGGCACGCTAGAGCTTCGCGAGGACAAGAAAGGTCTTGCGGTTCGGATCAAGACGCCGGATACCCAGATCGGACGCGACGCCGTGACCAGCATCGGTCGCGGCGACGTGTCTCAGATGAGCTTCGGTTTCCGCGTGCTGGACGATGAATGGGAGCCGGACGACGAGGACCGGAGCACACTGATCCGCACCATCAATAGCGCGCAGCTTTTTGAGGTTTCGCCCGTGACGTTCCCCGCTTATCCGGCGACTGACATCAACGTGCGTGATTTCGATGGCGCGTTGGAGTCGTTGAAGCGTGCGAAGGATGCGGCGAAACCCGTGTTGCGCCCGCGGCTCATGGCGGCCCATCGGGCGATTGTCGAGATCATGTTGAGTAATGCCTAAAGTCGCCCTAATCACAGGCGTTACCGGCCAGGACGGTTCGTACCTCGCGGAGCACCTGCTATCTCTCGGGTACGAAGTCCACGGCATGATCCGCCGTTCATCGTCTTTCAACACCGATCGCGTCGACCACCTGTACCACGACCCGCACGAGGCCGGGGCCAAGTTCACGCTCCACCACGGCGACCTGACAGACCCGATGGGGATGCGGCGTCTCATCGGCCAAGTGGGGCCGGACGAGGTATACAACCTGGCGGCGCAGAGCCACGTCAAGACCAGCTTCGATCAGCCGATTTATACGGTCGATACCATCGTGATGGGCACGATTGGACTTCTCGAAGCCGTCCGGGACTACCGCGATACGACGGGGCATGAGGTGCGGTATTATCAAGCGTCGTCGTCAGAGATGTTCGGCGCCAGCCCGCCGCCGCAATCTGAGGCAACGCCGTTCCGGCCTCGGTCGCCGTACGCATGCGCAAAGGTCTACGCATTCTACCAGACTGTGAATTACCGCGAGGCTTACGGATTGTTCGCCGCGAACGGAATTCTGTTCAACCACGAGAGTCCGCGTCGGCTCGAGACGTTCGTCACGCGGAAAATCACAAGAGCGGCTACACGGATCAAGCATGGGCTCCAGGCCAAGCTGTATGTGGGAAACCTCAATGCCAGCCGCGACTGGGGGTACGCCGGGGATTACGTTAAGGCCATGCACGCGATGCTCCAGGCCGATACGGCGTCTGACTACGTCATTGCCACCGGAGCCTCGCACAGCGTCAGGGAGTGGCTGGAGTGGGCGTTTCTCGCGGCCGGGTTCAAGGCCTCCGATTGGCACGATCTCGTGGAGGTTGACCCGCGATATTACCGCCCGTCCGAGGTGGACGCACTGTGCGGCGACCCCTCGAAGGCCGGGAAGGAACTTGGATGGAAGCACGAGATGACGGCGCACCGTTTGTGTGGCGCCATGGTGTCGGCCGATGAGATGCTGGCGCGGCAGGAATACAAGTTTGCGTATGAGGAGAAATTGACAACCCCCCAATATGTGGTAGGTTTGAGTAGCACAACAACCGAATAGGCGACGAAATGGGCGTTGGCGTGGTCGTCAGGGCCGATAACGGGCGCAACGGCAGGCAGCGTGTCTGAGTCAGGGCGTTGACCGCCAGGGAAACAGAACGAGGATTCCCCCGGTGGTTCGCGCCTTTTTGTATGCGCACGCCGGGATTGTTAGGAGACAGCCAAAATGGGAACACCATTTGACGAGCTGCTCGAACGGCGTACCAAGGCTCACGACGAGGCCAAGGCGTTGACCGCAACGGTCTACGCCGACGGCGATCGCGATTTCACGGACGAAGAGAAAGAGAGGTTCGATGGACTCGTGGCGGAGGTCGAGAGCCTTGACGGCCGGATGAAGCGGCTGAAACAACTGAACGACATGTCACCCCCGGCGGTTCGGGAGTCCGAGCCGATGCCGATCCGGCAACCGGGCGATCCCTCGCCGGCATTGCCGACGCCACGCACGGAGCCAGGCAACCGGGATGCTCAACGAATCGAGATTCCTGAGAATTGCCGACGCGGCACTCTTCGCGGATACACTTGTGAGCGGTTCGGAGAGGATCACCAACACCGGGCCTACCGATTCGGACGTGCGTTATTCGCACACCTGGGGCACGCCCAGTCGCGGCAATGGTGCAACGACCACGGTATCGAGCTTCGTGTGCAGACCGAGGGCACCAACTGGAATGGCGGCGTTTTGGTGCTGGATCAATTCGACAGTGACTTTATTCGCCTCGTCGAAGCCTTTGGCGTATTCCGGCAATTTGCTCGGGTCGTTCCGATGGCATCCGACGTGATGGTGCGGGACCGACGCACGGGCGGGCTCACGGCCTACGCGGTCGGTGAGGACTCGGCCGGAACCGAGTCTACCATGACCTTCGACCAGATCACGCTGACGGCCAAGAAGTGGATGGTTCTGGCCACGATGTCTAGCGAGCTGAACGAGGACGCTATCATCAGCATTGCCGATCAGCTCATGACGGAAATCGCCTATGCGTTTGCAAACAAGGAAGATGACGCGGGATTCAACGGTGACGGAACGAGCACCTACAACGGCATGGTGGGCCTGACAAATGCGTTCGTGAATCTGACGTCGACGGTCGCCGACCGCGCCGGCCAGGTGGTCGGCACTGGGAACCTTTGGACCGAATTGGCCCTACTGGATTTCAATAAAGTTGTCGGCCTGCTGCCGGAATATGCCGACACGCCCAATGTGCGTTGGTACATGCACAAGACGTTTTGGGGGCAAGTCGCGCAAACGCTGGCCTACGCAGCGGGTGGAAACACAACCACGGACATCTCGGCGGGCATGTCGCCGACGTTCCTCGGCTATCCTGTGCAGACGTCGCAGGTGCTTCCGAAGGTCGCGGCCAATGATTCAATCGTCTGCTTCTTGGGCGACCTGAACCTGGCGGCCGATCTCGGTGACCGGCGCGGGACTACCGTGGCATTCAGTGACGTGGCGTATGTGAACAGCAAGTCGATGTTCGAGCGGGACTCTATCGCGGTGAAGGCGACGACCCGCTATGACATCAACGTGCATGATGTCGGCAATCAGAGCGGCACCGCTGCGAGTCGAGTTCCCGGCCCGATCGTGTGCCTTTCGACAGCCGCTAGCTAACAGAAAGGAGGTGACAAATGATTCACCCACAGACAGGGATCGACACCGTTCTGGTAGCTCCGATCGCCGCCGCGGCGGTTGGCACAACCGCTGCAAAAACGGCGTCTTGGGACTTGGTGCAGGTCGACGGGCGATCGGACTACGCGGAGATTCGCATGTCGTTCGGTTCGGAGTCCAACACAAACGCGCTTGGTCCGACGATCAGTCTGCTCGAATCGGATGATACCGTCGTGACTAATCACGCGACGTTCGATTCCAACTTCGAGCGGGCGACGGAGGATTTGGCCAGCGCGAAAGAGGTTCGGTATCTGATCGACTGCAAGAGCCGGAAGCGGTACTTGCGATTGACGATTACGCCTGAGACGACGACCAACGGCCCGATCCAGGTGACTGCGATTGGAACGCTGACACGCAACGGAGTGCAGCCCGGTTCGACTACCGACATGGGCGACGACGTGGTTGTGATCGGATAGGTCGATGACTGTGCTAGTGGATAGCTGTGCGTCTTGGTTGAACGACAAGGCGCACAGCGTCCACAGCCAGTACTGTGAAGACGGATGTTTGTTCGGGAGTCGGAATTGTGAAATTGAACATTGGTGCCGGCAAGAGTGAGATTTCTGGCTTCACGCCGATTGACCGTGCGAACGGGCAGGAGGCATGCCCGTTGTCCTACGAGAGCAACAGCGTGGACGAGATTCGGGCGTCCCACATTCTCGAGCACTTCGGACACCGCGATGTCCCCAAAGTGCTCGACGAGTGGGTAAGGGTGCTGAAGCCCGGCGGACGCATCCGCATAGCGGTTCCCGACATGCGGAAGATCGCAGACATGGCGTCAGATAACTCCGATCCGCGATGGCCGTTGTACGCGATGGGCGGACAGACGGACGACAACGACTATCACCGCTCGCTGTTCACGCGCGAGCGTCTCGAAGAGTTGATGATGAATGCCGGCATCGAAGGTATCCAGCCGTGGCAATCGAAAAACACGGACTGTGCGTCGCTGCCGGTCAGTCTCAATCTGGAAGGCCGCAAGTCGCCACAAGGCAAGCCGGACCCCGGGAGCCTGGTTAAGGTCGCGGCGATAATGAGCGTGCCTCGCGTCGGGTGGAACGATGCGTACTCGGCAATCGTCGAGGCACTGACGCCGCTGCGAATACCGATCACGCAATTCAACGGCGTGTTCTGGGGCCAGTGTATGCAACGTGCCTTCGAGGATGCGATTGAACACGGCGTCGAATGGCTGTTGACGGTCGACTACGATTCGATGTTCACCTCTCGCGACGTCGACAAACTGATCGGCGCATTGGGCAACACGCCTGACATGGATGCTGTGGTCGCACTACAATGCCGTCGAGGTGACGATGAATCGGCGTTGATGACGTTGAAGGGCAAGACCTCGGTTCAGACCGACGGCACCCCGTTCCGGGTCGATACCGCACACTTCGGCTTGACGTTGATACGCATGTCGGCAATGGCCGACATTCCGAAGCCGTGGTTTGCGTCGCGTCCGACCGAGGAGGGCACCTGGGGCGAAGGCCGGCTCGATGATGACATCTGGTTTTGGCACCAGTGGAAAGAGGCCGGCAAAACAGTTTACATACATCCGGAATGTCGGATAGGGCACTTGCAGGTGATGGTGTCTCTATTTGACGATGACATGCAGCCACACCACATGCACGTCAAGCAATGGCGAGAAAAGAGCAAGAGCGATGCGCGTTAGGTTTCTAAGGGATTGGAATCAGGTATACCAGAAGGGATCGACCGCCGAGGTGTGTGCCGATGAGATCACGCCCGGTATGTTTGTGTCGCTACAGCACCGCGGCATCGTCGAGGTCGTAGACGAAGAGCCGGAGCTATACCGGACGGCTGTCGCGGTCGCACCGCCGAAACGAAAACGTGGGCGACCGCGAAAGGTGATGTGATGTCGATTGACTACGCCTACAACATGAAGCGTACCTCCGGGCCGGCGGCGGAGCCGATGACGACTGCGGAAGCTAAATCATTCGCCCGCCAGGACGATGACACCGACGACACCTTGATAGACACGTTCATCGAATCGGCTAGGGAATGGTGCGAGCAATACACACGTCGTGCGTTCATCACGCAGACATGGACACAGATAATCGACTGGGGTTTCCCGCGTGCTATAATCCTGCCCCATCCGCCTCTGATTTCGGTAACGTCCATCACGTACATTGACACGTCTGGCACCTCCCAGACGTTGGCCGCGACAGAATACACGGTCGACATCCAACGTGCGCCCGGCAGGGCATACGAGGCGTGGACTAAGACGTTTCCGACAACGCGATATATTCGGCAAGCGGTGACGGTGACCTACACGGCAGGTTACGGTGCGGCCTCAACCGCGATCCCCGCACCGATCATTACGGCGTGTCAACAATTGCTGTTGCACATGTACGACACGCGAGAGCCGATCGTATTGGGGACGATCTCGAAAGAACTGGAAATGGCGCTTAAGACACTCTTAGCTCCCTATGTGGTGCGTAGCTAATGGTGCAAGACTTGCGAACCAAGGTAGGCGCGATGCGGCATCGCGTTGTGGAAGTCGCCATTTCCCATACACAAGAAACCACGCTCGGCTCTTGGGACGTCTCGGAAACGGTGAAGCCCACACGATGGGCGAGCATCGAGCCGCTGAGCGGCACGGAACGGCTCCTGGCCGGGCAGGTGGTTCCGGAAGCTACGCATGTAATTCGGATGCGATACAATACGAATGTCACCCAGAAAACCGTGTTACGCAAACTAGCGGGGAACAACAAGCCGCAACGGGATTTCCAGGTTCTGGCGAGCGCCAACGTGGATCAGCGCGACAAGATACTGGAACTGTTGTGTAAGGAGCTGGTTTAGGTGAGCAGCGTGTGTGTAGCTTCAAAGGCCACCAGCCGGCATCCGTGCGTGCCTTCGTTGCTGCTGTACCCGAGGAGCACGGAGGCGCCGCCCGAACGAGCACGCCGACGCTCCTCGGCCTGCTGGGCGGTCCGGCTCGGTGCGGACTCGTCGACAACCTGCCGACGCCGGGGGCGGCACAAGTTTCCTTCCAGTGCCTGCCGGCGTTCCCTGATCTGTCGTGGCGTCATCGTCTCATGTCTCATGGTTGCCTCTACAAGCAACTATCGCCTATTCGGCGTTTCGTCGCCATTACAAACCGCCGCAATTCGTATAACGGGGGGCAATCATGGCCGGTAGTGCGAATATCGCGGTTGGTTTCGACCTGACCGGCGACCGGGACTTGATGCGTAAGCTGGATAAGCTGGAAGCCAAGGTGGGTCGCAACGTGCTTCGCAAGGCCATGCGGGCCGGCAGCACGCCTATCGTGAAGGACGCTAAAGCCAGGGCGCCTGTGGGCGACACCGGAAATCTAAAGAAGTCCATCGGGCGCCGGTTCAAATGGTACAACGCGCAGGGGACGTACGTCGTCGTCGTCGGTCCGCGAATCAAGTACGCGCGAGACAAGGTGACCAAGAAGCTGCTACGTGACCAGCGTGGGCGCCGCATATCCGTATTGGCCGGTCAGCACGGATTCATCGTCGAACACGGGACCAAGCCGCGATACACCAAAAGCGGAGCCTTCCGTGGCATCGGCCCGCCTCAGCCGTTCATGCGGCCGGCGTGGGATGCGAACAAAAAGAAGGCAGAGCAGTTGGCGGTGACTAAGCTGCGAGACGAAGTCTTCAAGGAGGCGCGTCGTGGCCGGTGAGCAAGCCGTATACAAAGTGCTGGCCGCCAATTCAGGCGTGACGAACATCGTCAGCAACCGGATATGGGGCGGCGGGCAGGCACCGCTAGAGTCGGCCTACCCCTACGTCACCTTGCAGGTGTTGGGCATCGCGGACCGCACGCCGGCAATCACAGGACCGACCGGGCTGGTCGGGAAGCGGATGCAAGTTAATTGTGTCACGACGTCGTATACGCAGACAACCCAACTTGCGGACCGGGTGACGGTCGCACTCAACACCTACAGCGGAACCGGCGGCACGGAAACCGTGAGGGGGATTTTCGTGGAAGATGAGTTGGATGTGACTGTTCCTCGCATCGAGGGAAGCGATAAGCATCTGTATGTCAAACTATTGCCAAGCGTCCTCTGGGTGGACGAAGCGACTTCATAATGGAGACATGATATGGCAGCAACAATCGGACTCAATTCGCGTCTCGCGTTGAGTGGGACAGTTACGGTGTTTTCCACGTCCGATATCATTGCAGACGTGATGAATGCTTCAGTTTCGCTCGATTGCGATGAGGTGGATGTGACGCCGATCACCAGCAGTGGGCACCGGGCGTTCATCCCCGGTCCGCGATCTGCGACGATCTCGTTTGAGTTAGCGTACGACCGAGCTGATACGGATCATGCGGCACTAACTACGGGATGGTCGAGTGGGTCAACTAACTACTTCACGCTACAAATGCCGGGCGACACAGTAGTTACCAACGCGTGGGTGATGCGTGCATTTGTGTCGAACTTGGGTCCGGGTATCGACCCGTCGGATAAGCACAGTGCTAGCGTATCGCTGCGACTAACCGAGGCACCGACGATTCCGTAACGGAGGTTTTATGGGTCTGCAAGAACAGGTCAGACGTACGAACGACGTGCCGATCGAACCGGTCGAACATCCACAGTGGGAGGGCGCCCACGTTCGACCGATGAGCGCACGGGCACTGGGCGAGTTCCAAAAGATGGCGGCGCCTGAAGGCGAGGACGATGAACGCCCGTTCGAGTTGGCGCTGCACATCATGGCGTTTCTCGTCACACACTGCCTGTGTGATGACCAGGGCGTTCGAGTGTTCGGCGATGACGAGGTCGATTGGGTCGAATGCAACAAGAGGGCCGAACTGCTCGAGCCGATTGCGAACGCCGCGTGTAAGTTGCACGGGTTTGATGATGCCGATGAGGACGACCGCGAAAAAAACTGAGAAGCGATCCGTACCAAATGCTTTTGATGCGGATCGCGATCGCACTCGGCAAATCGTTACGCGAGGTGGAGGCGTTCGACGCCGACGAGGTTCTGTGGTGGGAGGCGATGTTCTGTGTCGATCCGCCGGGCGAGCAGCGCATGGACGAGAGGTTCGCCATGCTGGCTCAAATGGTGGCGGCGTTCAGCGGCAGCGTGCCGAAACGGGAAGCCTTCATGCTGTACCCGCAGACTCTGACTGTCGCGCAGGAAGCGATGCAGCCGGAGGAGCTAAACGCGGTGATGCTGCAAGCGCAATCATGGATGCAACATGGCGACGACAATAGGCAAACTTAGGATTATTCTGACCGCCAATGCCGGGCGGTTTCAGAAGACAATGAAAAGGTCGCGCAAGACGATCGCCGCCTTTTCCAAGTCTGCTACGCGCTTTGCCTTGAAG